CAGGTGGTGAGAGCAAGTTTGTCAGACAAAAAGGGCAGAGCCATGATGATAGGCACACCCCGTGGAAGAAATTGGTTTTACGACCTGTACAACTTAGGGCAGGAAGGTAGTGACCCTGATTGGAAATCGTGGCACTTTACGACTCAGGACAACCCACTTATAGACCCTAGTGAAATCGAGAGCGCAAAGAAGACCCTTTCCAGCTTTGCTTTCAAGCAAGAGTATATGGCATCTTTTTCTAATGCTGGCTCAGATGTATTCAAGGAAGAATGGATTAAGTATGGGGAAGAACCTGAGTATGGTTCTTACTTTGTGGCTGTTGACTTGGCTGGATTTGAGGAAGTAGCTAGACAGGCGGCTAACTCTAAGAAGCGTCTTGACCAGACTGCCATTGCTGTGGTTAAGGTGACTGACGAGGGCAAATGGTTTGTCAAAGAGATTGCTTATGGGCGTTGGGACATTCGGGAGACTGCCGCTACGATTCTGCTGAAGATGCGGGAATACCGCCCTTTGAGTGTTGGAATTGAGCGAGGTGCGTTAAAAAACGCTGTTTTGCCTTATTTGAGTGACCTAATGAGGAAAAATAATGTATATTCGCATATAGTTGACTTGACGCATGGCAACAGGAAAAAGACTGACAGAATTATCTGGAGTCTCCAAGGAAGGTTTGAGCATGGGCGTATTGTGCTGAACTCTGAGGAAGATTGGGATGAATTCAAAGATCAACTCTTGATGTTTCCCGCCCAAGGTGTTCACGATGACTTGCCTGATGCTCTTTCCTACATTGACCAACTGGCGATAACCTCATACTTCCAAGATGACCAAGAAGATGAGTGGGAGCCTCTAGATATTATTTCGGGGATATAAATGGCAACAGACAAAGAAGTCAAGCTAGAACAAAACGAGTTTTATGAGCCTACTGAGGCTGATAAAGAGTTAACCGATTTCATCACTAGCCACTGCGACAAGTGGAGAGATTGGCGAGATACAAACTTTCTCCCTGATTATCTAGAGTACGAGCGCATCTTCCGTGGTCAATGGGCTTCTGAAGACAAGACCCGTGAGTCTGAGCGTAGCCGTATCGTTACCCCTGCCACACAACAAGCTGTAGAGACTCGCCATGCTGAGATCATGGAAGCTATCTTTGGGCAAGGCGACTTCTTTGACATTGAAGACAATATCCAAGACATAGGTGGAAACCCTATAGATGTTGAGTTAATTAAGGCTCAACTGATGGAAGACTTCAAGAAAGACAAAATCAGAAAAGCTATCGACCAGATCGAATTGATGGCTGAAATCTATGGTACAGGTATTGGCGAGATCATTGTTAAGACAGAGAAAGAATACATCCCATCGACTCAAGCTATTCCTAATCAGATGGGTCAAGCGGCTATTGGGGTGATGGAGCGTGAGCGCATATCTGTAAAGATCATGCCTATTAATCCCAAGAACTTCTTGTTTGACCCTAATGGAACATCTATTGATGACTGCATGGGCGTGGCTATTGAGAAATACGTCTCAATCCACAAGATTGTAGAGGGAATCGAAAAAGGCATTTACCGCAAGGTAGACATCACGCCCACCTATGAAGATACTGACCTAGAGCCTACCCAAGAGGTTAGTCAGTACCAAGATGAGAAGGTACTGTTGTTGACATACTACGGATTAGTACCCCGTGAGTATTTGAACAACTTAGAAGAAAACAAAGACATTGTTGAGTTGTTTCCTGAGAATTCAGCGGCTGAAGACTACACCGATATGGTTGAAGCCATTGTCGTGATTGCCAATGATGGTATGTTGCTCAAGGCTGAAGAAAACCCTTACATGATGAAAGACAGACCTGTGTTGTCGTACCAAGACGATACAGTTCCGAACCGCCTGTTGGGGCGAGGTACAGTGGAAAAAGCCTTCAATATGCAGAAAGCTATTGATGCTCAGACTAGGGCTCACTTGGATTCACTCGCTTTGACCACTGCCCCTATGGTTGCTATGGATGCCACACGTTTACCCCGTGGTATGAAGTTTGAAGTTAAGGCTGGTAAGGCTATTCTCACCAATGGCAACCCAAGTGAAATTATTTACCCATTTAAGTTTGGTCAGAATGACCCCAATAACCTAGCAACTGCCAAAGAATTTGAACGTATGTTGCTTCAGGCTACTGGTACGCTGGACTCTAACGGCATGGTTTCACAATCTAGCCGTGATGGTGGTGGTATGTCGATGGCTGTTGCCTCCATCATCAAGAAATACAAGCGTACTTTGGTAAATTTCCAAGAAGACTTCCTTGTTCCATTCATCAAAAAGGCGGCTTTTCGCTTCATGCAGTTTGACCCAGAGCGTTATCCCTCTGTTGACATGAACTTCATCCCTACTGCAACCTTGGGCATCATTGCTAGGGAGTACGAGCAACAACAATTCATTGGTTTGTTGCAGACTTTGGGTGCAAACACCCCTGTTTTGCCTATTTTGCTCAAAGGCATTATAGGAAACAGCAGTCTGTCTAACAGAATGGAGTTGATTGCTAAGTTGGATGAGATGATGCAACCTAATCCTCAACAACAGCAGATGGAGCAAATGCAACAAGAGTTGGCAATGCAAGCGGCACAGGCTCAGATTGCTGTGAATACCACTCAAGCAGAGCAAAATCGTGCTGAAGCTACGAAATTGTCTGTTGAGGCACAGTTGATGCCGCAAGAAATACAAGCTAAGAACATGGCGGCAATAACCAAGAATCTTCCTAATGAAGATGACCAAGCCTCTAGGGAATTTGACAAGCGAGTCAAGATTGCTGAGTTGATGCTGAAGGAAGCTGACATTAAGAACAAGTCTAAGATTGTTGAGTTGCAGATGGCAAACAAACAAGAGAATTTGCGTTCAGTTGAGAACGATTTTCTAGATCAACTGTCTGGAGCATTGAAATGAGTTTATTGCCAAATCTTGAGCAGATGACAGATAACGAGAAGTTAGCTGTTCTTGAGTCTATTCAGAAGTCTATTGCCCAAAGCAAAGAAATACAAAAGAAGAAGATTGGCGAGAATGTTGATCTTGTTGTCCAAGCACTCAAGAAGATTGAGTATGACATTACCACCCGATTTGAGTCAGTTGGGAACTCCATTGAAAAACGAGTTTTGTCTATCAAAGATGGGCGTGATGGCTCTAATGGTAAAGATGGGCGTGATGGTAAAGATGGCAAGTCAGGCAAAGATGGTTTAAAAGGCGACAGAGGTCTTGATGGTCAAGCGGGTCGTGATGGGGTTGATGGAGTTGATGGCATATCAGTAGTCAACGCAAACATTGACTTTGATGGTTCTTTGATTATTTCTTTGTCTGATGGCAGAGAGATTAATGTTGGTGAAGTTGTATCTGCTGATGTTGCTGAAAAGATTAAAGTCATTAGCACAATGTCTACCAATGCGGCTATTGCTGTAAAGGAAGAAGGAACAACGCTTACCAATGGTGTTAAGAGTTTAAATTTTGTTGGTGCGGGTATTACAGCAACTACATCAGGAGATGATGTAACAGTCACAGTATCAAGCGGTTCTGGCACAGTCACAAGTGTGGCGGCTACTGCTGGCACAGGCATCAGCGTAAGTGGTAGTCCGATTACAACTTCTGGCACTTTGACCATTACTAACACTGCGCCAGATCAAACAGTAGTTTTGACTGCTGGCACAGGCATAAACACAAGCGGAACTTACCCTAGCTTTACTGTTACCAACTCAGCACCAGATCAGACTGTTGTCTTGACTGCTGGTACTGGTATCAGCACGAGTGGAACATACCCTAATTTTACTGTTACCAATTCTGCGCCAGACCAGACTGTTGCTTTGACCCAAGGTGGTACAACAACAATCACAGGTACTTATCCTAACTTCACCATCTCCTCTACTGACCAATTCCAAGGAACTGTTACCTCTGTTACAGGTACTTCTCCAGTTGCGTCTAGCGGTGGCGCTACTCCTGCTATATCGTTGTCTTCTGGTTATGGAGACACGCTAAACCCTTATGCTTCTAAGACTGCAAACTTTGTTTTAGCCGCACCTAATGGTAGTGCTGGAGTGCCTACATTCAGGGCAGTTGTTGCCGCTGATATTCCTACATTGAATCAGAATACTACGGGTACAGCAAGCAATGTCACAGGTACTGTTGCTGTTGCCAATGGTGGTTCAGGACAGACTACTGCACAGTTGGCAATTAATGCTTTTGCTGGAGCAGTTACCAGTGGTTCATATTTGCGTGGTAATGGTACTAACGTGGTGATGAATACGATTCAAGCGGCAGATGTTCCTACTTTGAATCAAAATACCACTGGTACGGCAAGTAATGTAACTGGCACTGTTGCTGTTGCCAATGGGGGAACAGGTTTAACTACTGTCCCTCATACAGTTCAAGTATTCACTTCTGGATCAGGTACTTACACAACACCAGCAAATGTAAAAGCCATTTTGGTTCGCATAGTTGGAGGCGGTGGCGGTGGCGCTGGAAATGGCACTACTTTATCTGCGGGTAGTAGTGGTGGAGCAACAACTTTTGGCTCTGCATTTCTGACTGCTAATGCTGGTTCTGGCGCTGGAACTAATGCTGGTACTTCAGGTGGCGGTAGTGCAAGCGGAGGAGATATAAACATCTCTGGTGGTGGTGGGCAAGGTTACGATGGTAACAATACAAGCACAAGAGGAGGACAAGGAGGTTCTTCAGCCTTTGGTGGTAATGGTGCTGGTGGTGGTTCTAATGGAGCAGGTTCTGCTGGCGCAACTAATTCAGGTAGTGGAGGCGGTGGTGCTGGCGCTTCTGGCGCTAGTGTTGGGCAGGCTGGTGGAGGCGCTGGTGCATATTGTGAAAAACTTATCAATTCACCATCTGCCACATATGCTTACGCTGTTGGCGCAAGTGGAAGTGGCGGTGCGGCAGGAACAAGCGGATTTGCTGGTGGTGCTGGTGGTTCAGGTGTAATTATTGTTACGGAGTATTATGTATGAAGTACGCAATTGTTAAAGACAGCGTTGTTGTCAATCTCATTGAATATGAAGAACAACCTACAACTCCTCCTGCTGGTTTTGAAGATGGACATATTGCTATTCAAGCAGATCATGTAAGCATTGGTTGGACTTATTCAAACGGCACATTCACAGACCCAAATCCCGCAACATCTGAAACATTTACGCCAATGTCTCTGACAGACAGGATTTTGGAAAGCCCAACAGAGTTAGCAAAACTTAAACAAGCGCTTGGAATAGCATGACCCCTGAACTACAAAAGTATTACGAATCCCGTTTTGAAATGATGGGCATGGAAGGTTGGAAGGATTTGTGCATAGATATTGACATTATGATAGAGTCACTCAATAATCTAAGCATTATTCCTGATGAAAAGACCTTGATGTTCAAAAAAGGTGAACTTAGCATCCTGACTTGGCTGAAAACCTTAAAAGAGGTCAGCGAAAGAGCGTATGAGGAATTGAATGAAAAGAATGTTTGATTTTGCCTGTGCAAACGGGCATAAAACCGAAAGACTTGTTGATTATGAGACAACAGGTTTTAAGTGTGAGTGCGGAGAAACAGCCAATCGCACTTTGTCTGCTCCAAA